CCATGATTTTTATCCTATACAATTTAGTTAAGCTGGGCAATTAAGCCCAGCCTAAAAATTTTATTATGCGTCAGCAAATGGACCAGTATAGTCAGTTGAAGTACTTAAAGTCAAAGTTGCCTGATTTGAATCAGTCAAATTTGGAGATACTTCAAAAGAAGCTACTTGCCCTTTTACGTAAAATGCAGCATTATCACCAGTAGATGCGTTTTTAACATCTAGTTGAAATACATATGTGTTCCCGTCTTGAACTAAACCTTGAATAGTATCATGCACAGATGGTACATAATTCAAAGTAAATTCCAATGTTGGAGCATCAGATTGTCCTTGGATCTGTGAACTTACAGATTGTCCATAATTTGGTACGTTAACAATGTTAGCGGGTTTACCAAATGAAGGAAATTCTCTGATGTTAGTAACTTCAGTATTACCTGCAAAATCTCCACCACCAGCTATAAAAGCTTGGTGTGTTGAATCACTTGTTGGTAATGTGTAGCTACTATCAGCTTTGTATTTTAGTTTAGTGAAAATACCAGCACCTATATTTGAAATTAGAGCCATTTTTTGTTATTCCTTTATATTATTTTTGGTTAAATTGATCTGAAATTAACCGTATAATTCACGTTAAATAAACCTGAATCTTTAGTGTCAATTCCAATGTTTGTTATAAAGCTATTAGTTGTTTGTAGATATCCAGAGATTACTTCTTGATCTAATAAAGTTTTTAATATATCAGCAATTTCATATGCACGTTTCATACCTTGTCCACTAGGAACAAATATTTGACATACAATTTGACCATTTGCTATTACATCTTTAAAAGCTAATTCTGAAGAAAATGGTAATACAGAAACCCGTATCCATTCATCAGCATCTATTTCCCCTTGATAATTCGCAGGAAAAGCTTTTACATTATTTGATGTCCAAGCGCTAGAAGCGAATAAACCTTCAACAGCTGTTAATAATTGAGATATTGTAGCCATTATGATTCCCTTCCAACAATTAAATTGATAACATAATTATTATCTTCAAAACTATTTATTTTCCAAGTTTTACCTCTAAGCACAACACTGTCGTAATTATCAATAATCTTAGAATCTAAATTAGCTGAATCAATCATTATTTTGCATTCTAACCTAGGTTTATCATCATTAGTTCTATATTGACTTTCAATTACAGCTTTCACAGTAATCGATGTATCAGTTGAACTAACAACAGATTGTGTAGCAAAGTTATAAGAAGTTACATTTTTATTTGTAAAAACTATATCTTCAGCTATATCACCTATTGTATCAAATGCCATTTTTACATTATCTTGGATTAGTTTATGGTAACCCATTAGGCACCTCCACTAACTTTAACTCCCCTATTTGAACTCATACTAGCTGGATCTTCATATTTAGCAATTAATTTTTGGATTGAATCAGGTAATTGTTTAAAATTACTTAATCCAGATCCTAAATCAAAAGTTAAAGAAATAGAACCAACAGATAAATCTTTCAATCTAGGTGAACCAGATGATTGATCTTCTATTGTGCTCATATTTTTGATCAAGTGTAAAGCAAGTTCATAGGTCGCTTTTTTGATATCTTCAGGAATAGTTCCCATAAACTCAGTTGTATCATCTCTATCATCTTCTAAACTTTCATACCCACCAGATTTATTATTCCAGTAAGTAATATCTCTAGGCCATGATAAAGGATATGAGGTAGTAGGTAAAGCCGTACCACCCCAATCCAAGTCATTGAGAATTCCTGTGGCTGTTACTAAAGCTCGTTCAACAGTTTCATCTGTAGCACTATCCCAAGAACTTTGGTTTAGTCTGTCATAAAAATATTCTTCTGCTTCTATAACAGTAACAAATGAATTGATTCCTTTTTGTAAAGCCATTATTTTTCTCCGTATCTAATAGTTATAATATTAACCGTGATAAATTGGGAATAAACCAATTTGGTTAACGTTTGTAGCATGTACTGTCCAGTTTGTACCTAGAGAAAGATCAGCATTTGCAGGATATGCAGTTGCACTTCCAGCCCATGATAAACCTTTAGGGTGCATTATATTACCCCATCTAGATAAAACAGTAACAAGACCGCCACCATTACCAGCTAGTTCGTCTCTTTCAATCGCAGTTGGATTTGTTTGTGCAATATCACTGTAATGTACAGCTCCGGCTTTACACATGTAAGAAACTTTTAAACCTGCAGGCATGTTTGCAGTTAATGATTGGTTGTTAATAATAAGTCTAATTTTTCCACCAAGAATAGTAGAGAAATTGAAATTACCGTCTACAACTGGAGCAACATCAAGAACATTTTCTTTTCTCATAACGTTGTAAGTTGCAGTATCTACTACTAAGTAATAGAAAGGCTCTTCAAATTCACCTTTAACTTCTGTGATAGCATCTAATAGAGTATCAAAGAAAGTGCTTCTTGATTGGCTAGCACCAGTAGAATTAGTAAATAACGGATTTGGATCGTCATTAGCATCTGAACCAGTGTAAAAACCAAAAGTACCAACTTTTGCAGCAGCATCAGAAGTACCAATTGTAGTTGTGCCCCAAATTTTGTCAGCAACACCATTTAGGATAGATCTTAATTGTAGATCTTCTCTTCTTGCTCTAACTGAAGCAAATTGAGAACCTAAGTATGATAAACCGTCAACTTTTGAAACTAATTTTTGAATTGACATTTCTTGTGCAGCAATATGATCAATATTTTTGATATATACCGCTGATTTGTTT